CGTACCTGTTTTGTTATTGCTATACCCAGTTCCGGTAGGGATAACAATGAAAGAAGTTTCGGATACGTTGCTTAGTAAGCCAGTACCATAGTTAAACGTTTCTGAACCCGTGCCAGAAGCAGCGGAAAGAGACAGCGATAAGGAACCACTTGTAGAAACAAACGAAGAGTTTGTTCTGTTTCTATAAGCGTATTGCGCTGTTGATGAGAACCCTTCAGGGCGAATGGCTTTTTGACCGAACGGGAAGATTGCAGCTTCGCCAGCGGATTCTTGAATTTTGGCAATATCGTTACCAGCAAAATCTTTTTCTAGAACAACGTCGGCTACAGCTTTTAAGCTGCCATTGTAGTAAATAACGCTTCTTACATTATCAATCTTTTGACCAGCGGACATAGAGATGTTGAAGATGTATATTGAATATACAGCATCAACGCCTGGCGTTCCAGAAAGATACTGAACGCCGCGTACGTAGGCAGTACCAATCTTAGTGGAAGAAGAATAACCTGTGCTTAGGAACGATCTGGATGTAATAGCAGTTTTTGCTAAACTATGAAGTTCGACTTGCGCAAATTGATCGTTGTTGAAGTCGCCGACAAACTCCGTTGTGTGAAAATGGTAACCAAAGTTTGCAGTTACAAGCTGATTTGTTACGGTAACGTAATCAGTAGCTTTACGAAGATCGGCTGTGTTATTGTTAATAAACTCAACGCGGTAACCTTTTACATAACCAATACCAGGGGATGATACAATGCTTAGGTAACTGGCATTGGCTGTATTTGAAGTGTAGTTGTACTTCTTGTCGGTGCTTAGGAGGAACGGATTTACGATGTAGTCGCCATTAGTCTCGAATGTACGGCGAGCTGTGTCCTTTGCAAGTGCGGCATATTGAGGATCATTCTTGATTGAAACAGGAAGACCGTTCTTGAAATCGCAAAGAGAAAAGAATGTGGTTGTGTTAGAAATACTCGCAGTGCTTCTGGTAACAAGAGTTGGTATGAGCTTTAGGCGATGTGCGCCAGGAGCATCATAGTTTGGAGAACCTGCGGCATTATCAAGAAGCGATGTATCAATTTCTGGTGTAATGATTTCTTCGTCAGCTTCGAACCCAACAGAAACTCCGTCAGGAATGTTGTTGTATCTCGACACAACCAACGTCTGTGGCTCAACGCGAATGAAGAAACCCTTTTTGAATATCACACCTTCTGTAGTTTTGAACGCGTAACCCTTGCCAGTAGAATCTGCCACTGTAGCTACAACAACGTTACCAACGTTAATAGCCGAATCAGTCTGAATCTGCACTGTTTCGTTATTGGCGAACGTTGTCTGCTGACTGCCGTTAGCAAAAGTTGCAGAGTTAAGATACTTAATGTAAAGCGTGTTTAGGTTGGGATCTTCGGACTCATATCCCGATAGAGCGTTTACAACTCGCGCCTGTAGACCGTTTGAATTTGTAGCTATCTTACCAACAAAATCATTGATATTTGAAATAGCAGAGTTGTTAGCGTAGTTGTCCTTGATCTTTACATAGTTATAAGCGTTATCAAACGTAAACGCACATCCCTCAACAACAGAACCTTCTTTGAAGATATGGCGACCAAACTTATCAATCTGATCTTGCAGGATTGTCTGCATCTGATTGAGTTCGCGCGCCTGTACAGCAGCTGCTGGTCTATACAGTACTCGATAAAAGTTCTTCGTTACATCATAGTCATCGAAGTAAGGCTTGCGGGAAAGGTCTGTATCTAGTGCCATTCTATCCTCTTAGAACTTTATTACCAGCTTGACTTCTTCTATAGAAGTAGCGGAGCGAGTTACTGGTGCGAAACTTTCTGAATAAATCAATTTTCCTGAGTCTCTAACCAATTCGGGGTTTGTTATCAACAAATAGTTATTACAAGTGCCGGATGCGCCGGAAGTGTTACCAATGATGGCGTTAGAACCAGCTTGAAAGTTATTTACATCCGAGACATCGTTTAGTACAAGGACGGGATAAACAGCATCTATAGTCGCAGAACCAGTCCCACCATTATTTATAGTATGCGTAGATAAGAAAGACAAGTTTTGGCTGACGGAAGTCAGTTTAAGGTAAGTGCTATTGGCAAAGACGCATATGCCGTTGGCATTAGTTGTCGTATCTGTAATGGTCTCGCCAATCGTAAAAGATCCGCTGACAATAGAGATTGTAAGATCTTTTTCTTGTGTAGAAGATACAACTCTGCCTCTAGCGAGGGAAACTTCCTGCTGAACGTACTCATTGTCTTGAAATGCGCCGGTGTTGGCTGTTAGAGTAATTCTAGCCGTTTGATTGAAGCGATTACCGAAGCTAGATGTTACGTCCTTTGTACCATTAGCTGTATAGATGCTGGCTACAGTCGCGTAAGCATTTACAACGCTATCATACATTGTATCGCCGTTTGCAAACTGACCAACAACGTTGCTCATAAAGTAGACGGTGTTGTTAACGACCTGCGTGATAATACCGACAGAGCCGGAGTTTGATTGCGTTACAATATCAGCTGAGTTACCAACTGGGAAGTAGATTGTATTAGCAACGTTAACATTCGCTGTCGTATTTGAATAATAGCCGTGAATATTATTTGATGTGTTGAACGTTCCCTTCACACTCTTAAGCTGTAGGAATGAAGAGTTGCCGTAAACAACTACACCTGCAGCGTTTGTAGAAGACTGCAGAACAACTTCCCCGGCTGTCCAACCACCACCAGTCGAAGAGTAACTTGAAGTGTTTAGAGTGAAGTTAACTCTATCAAAATCCGTTAGCGTTACCTTGATATCTTTAAACTGCGGGTTCTGTAGGATGCCAACTTTTCTGTATGACCCATAACCCAGGATACCGTAGCTTTCGTTTGTAATAGTATCAAACTTGGCATCAACACCAACGTATCTACCGCCAAGCTCTGTTACAGCATCATAGCCGTGGCCGTAAACTGGAGAAACGATTGCTCTCGCTGTTGCGTTAGAACCGTAGTTTGTGTTCGCGTAAATTGAGATGTTAGCGTATGTGTAACCAGCGCCTGGGTTGACGATGTCAACGCCAATAATATCATAAAGAGAGTTTGCAGCTGTATTAACAACGGCAATACCTGTCGCATTAGAACCATCGCCTGTAATGCTTACAGTTGGCCCGATCTGATATTCGGTTTGATCGTTTGGTAGAGTAATTTGAGCAACAAGCGTCGCATTACCCGTAGCGGCACCTCCCGCCGTAGTTTTGAAAAATACGGGATACCCTAACTTGAACGTTCCTGATGGATCATTTATTGTAATGTTGGGGTTACTTGTTACTGCTTGAATTTGAGAAAGCTGCAGAGAAGATTCGCCACTGACGTAGAACTGAGTGCCGCCGCTGTTTGCTTGCCAAGTCCCAACAACAGCAGACAAAATGACAGTGGATGAGTTTGCGTAAGCAATCACACCATTCGCGCCCTGATTGACAAGACTATCGTCCGTCATATCAACCTTCTCCCCGACCGAAAATATCACACCAGAAAGAGAAGAGTTGGTTATTGCAAGCTGAATAGAAGATAGGTTGGTATTTGATATGTATCCGTTTGCGCCGTTGATTACAATAGAAGAAGGCTCTGCGGCAACCGGCATCTTGTAATGAGAGTTTGCCGAAGCGTTAAACCCAGTATTGAACGGTTGATCTACAATCAAAACAGTTGTGTTTACATTGTTTGCAACTTTACGAATGTTGCTTGTTGTATTTGCACCAACTCTGATATACTCGCCATTGGCGTATCCGTTGGCGGAATCGTTGAGTTGCGTTCCGGAACCCCAAACAAGCTGATTGTCGCAGTACATTACAGCTGTTGCGGTTTTGCCTTGTAGGTTATGACCCGTTTCTGTCGCGCCCTTTGTTAAGGCGATACGCGATCCGGTCGCAGTCGCTTTTAAAGCAACAACAGTTGAGTTGGCAAAGTCAACGTAATAAGTTGTACCGGAAGTTAGACCCCCAATGGCTGTATTGCCCGAATCAACCGTATAAGTGATAAGATCATTGGCCGAAAAATAAGCTGCTGTTGCAAGAGCAATGATATTATTTGCGCCGCCGCCAGTTCCGCCCGTAACGTCCGTGTTAGAGTTAAAGGTCTGAGCCGTTGGGGCTGACACTGTAAGGCTGGGAGCTACGAAGTAGTTAGATCCGACGGAAGAAATGTTAACGTTGACAATTTTACCAGAACTTGCTTCGGCATTCGCTGCAGCGCCAGATCCAGTACCGTTCGCTGTTATCGTGACCGTAGCGTTCGCCGAATAACCGGATCCTGCATAAGTTACGATAGCAAGATTACAAGCGCCAACGTTACCAACCGATACAGTGCCGGTCTTAACAGTTCCGGAATACGCAGTGTCGACAATCGGGTAACCAACTTGGAATGTTACGTTTGAAACATAACGAGTTACTTGTAATACAGATGTGTTTACTGCAAGAACCTTACCAGAAGCGCCCGTATCTGATTGCGTTACAGTTGTGTTAGTATTGAAATAACTTTGAGCGTAAAGGTAGTTTACATCGTCGTATTGTTGTTCTACGAAATATCCACTTGTTACAGTTCCGGAAACATTTGCAAGGTCTAGGCGCTTATATATAACGAACGGTTCGTTGACCGTGATTTGCTTTGAAGTTCCGTTTGAAGAGGAAATTTCGCGGATCTGACCTGCGCCAAAACCTGACTTCAGATAGATAGAAGAATTCGTATAATAATCATCTGTATTAGAAGAGGATGTTGGCAACTGGATAGTATACTTGTTTACCATACCGTTGATATAACCAGATTCATATACAACGTAGCCGTTACCACCATTAGTGATCTTGATTACATCTATAGAACCAGGGGTTGCATTTCCCTGGACGGCAGAGTTGCTAAAAACTGGAATGTAATTCGCTGTTGTAAACTTTGTATTAGAAGCTGCGTCAATAGTGTACATATACTTCCAAACGTAACCGTCGCCAGTTTTAAACGTTCCGGAAGTTGATGTTAGAGTTGGCTTGACGTAAGAAGCTGCGCCGTTGTTATTATCAATGCACTTATAAACTTCGTACTTGTCGGTTACAACGTAGAACTGTTTGCTGTACAGATTAGCATCCGTTTGATCGTACACGGCGTAAACTGTATCCGTTGTCCAATCGTAACGTGGTATCAGATTGGAAACGTCGGAATCGGTTAACAGCTTTCCATAAAGAATATCGGTATAAACAGTTTGTTCAACCTGAGAAACGGAATTATTTGCAGCGACAATAGCAGTATCGTCGTCACCGCCCGAGCTATTAGCCCAAGGTTGTGGTCTAGACGCAAACATATAGTAGCCGTTTCTATTATCACGGATGTCTGTGATAAAACCGTTTGCTTGATTTATGTAATGGTTGATTGTAAGTATTGCCATTATTTGCCCAGCTGCCTTTTAGCTATTTATGACTGAGTGAGAGAGAAAAACTCTGTTTCTGAAGGATCGCCTATTAATTCGCTCTTTAATCTGAAACGCCCAAACAATGCCACGCCGGAAGGGTGAATCAGATTTCTAACAAACTTTTCGTATGTAGATAGCATTCTGTTAACAAGGATTTCATAAGAGAAGTCTTGATAGTAATAACTGTCTTGGATTTTCATAATGTCGCTCAGGAAACTCTTATTGTCTTCCCAATAACCATCACCTTTACCGTCCATATCAACAACGGCACTACCTGTCACAACAACGCCAGCGTTGCCAGGCGATGAAAGAAATACGGTGTCGCCGGGCGAAAACCCATATCCGGAGTTGATAACTTCAACAGCTGTTGCCACGCCCCGAGAGTTTGCAACGTTGGTGGTAACAGTTGCGTTGTGTCCTTTGATACCACCAAATCCATCAGGAAATCCCTGGCCAGCAACGTCAGGCTCTATGATATCAACATATGGGTTTGCAGAGTAGCCTGTGCCGGGATTGATTCCGGAAAGGAACGAAATCGTTCCCGCTTCAATTGTTTTAAATGAAAGAGTGTCAGCGATAGTTGAGTTTAGATTAGCTACTGCGTTCTTTGGGAAAGACCAAGTTAGAGAAAGGTTTGCGCTTAGGTAGTTGTTGATGTAATCAGTGTTAACATATAGGATTTCTTTATTAACAAGACCCCCAACACTAAACGTTGCGCCTGCGCCACCACCGCCGATAACGCTGACAACTTTGGCTGACGCTCCGCCTGTGCTTGTTATTGTATCGCCAACGTAAAAGTTTACGCCAGTGCTGAAGTTGATCATCTGAATGAAAGACGTATTTGCAAACGTAACAGTACCATTTGCGCTTGTATTTGAACTTGTAACAACGTCGTCAGCAGCGAACGTTCCAATAATATCAGAGACAACAAGATCCAACGCTGTGGCTACAGTTACCACCGCATTAACACTGTAACCGCTACCGCCGTTGATTAAATTGAATCTTACTTTACCATTCTCATCTCGAACTGCAGCAATTCTTGCTCTGCCATCGACGCCAGACCCTGTTATATCAACAATGTCGCCCTTTGTGAATCCCGATCCGCCGTTTTCGATCGCTACAGCAGTCAAAGAACCAAGAATAACAGGAGCATTGTCTAACGTTATTTCTGGTACAGATCCGCTAAGGATTCTTTCGCCGTATTTAAATCTACCGTTAACGGAGGACAAATAAATGATGTGTTGTAGTCTATTGTTTACAACCTTTTGATTGACGCTCTCAACAACAGCTGTTGCATTGCGGCTACTGTTATAAATCTCTTTACCGATCAAAGCCTCTAAGTAATCGCTGTTCGAAACTTCTATGTACCTAGGGACTATCCAGTTACCGTCTGATGGTTTAAAAACAAAATCTCCTGGTATGTACAACTCAATATCTTCATTGAAAAACATTCTGAACAGAAGCTCATACGCGCGCGGAGTGCCTTTAGCTCTATACAAATCAAGTATATGCTTGACTAGCAGGCGTTTGTCCGATATAATAGACTCTGGAAGTGATTGAAGATAAGTGTTCTTGAAGTACGTTAGGAACTCTGCTTCAGTCGTATCGATATCAGCGTAATCAAGTAATGATCTAGCGTGAGCTAGGGTTTGACCTGTTGTTTCTAGCCATTCGTAATACGCCTTGACGAAAGCAATAAAGTTTGGACCATCTTCCTTGTAGAAAGTTGGGAACTGTTGAGGGATAAATGGCGATACAAACTTTTCAATGCGAGTCATTAGATTGCCTTAACTGTTACTGATAGTGTCTCCATAGCGATTTGTATTAAATCGTTGCCTTTGGCAGTAATGTCTTGATTCTTTGGTACTGTATAGAAAACTACGCCATCTAAATCTAACAAAGAAGTGATGTTAATCTTATTGAGAGCGAGAGTTCCGCTTGTGTAGTCAATAGTGCCGGCTGGGACATAAGTTTCATAACCAGGATTCGTAACATCCTTTAAGTAAACGATATTCGAAGAGTTGGTAATCAAACTCTGGTTACCTGGCCCTGGCGATACAGTCAAGGTGTTGTTGTTCGGGTTGAAGTCGGTGTATTGATATTTGTTAGCACCAATCATAAATTTAGATGACGAAACTGTACCTGGAGATACTTCATTTCTAAATGATACGTCTATATAGCTGTCTGTGTTGACTTCTACCTTAACTTCCTTGCGCATAATCACGTTAGATTGATTTGATGAGATGCTGATATCGCTATCGTTAATAGCAGCTTCAAATCTTGAGAACTTAAACGTTGTGTTGAAACTCGTAAGATTGTTTGTGTTGAACTGTTTGATAGCATAAGAAACAACGGAACCGATATCAGCGGCAGATTTAGTTGTTTTCGCGGGATCGTAGCTAACTGTTGTAGTAACGTCCAGGTAAAGATAGTCGGGATCGACCAAGAACGGTCTTATACTCATTGCACACTTATCTCTAAGGAAAGCAACTATATCTTGCTTCACTACGGTTGATAGAGGGTAACCCGAATAAGTTGCTGGAGAAATAAACACCTTACCATATTCAACTGTGCTTGATATCTCTTCGCCGCCAAACACGTGCACAGCCTTTATTTCAGGATAGTTCTGTAGTACCAAAGTTTCGAAATCAGAAACGGTAATAGCTCTGTTTTGAGTCTGATAGTGTCTGGGAGCATTAAATCTTATTGCTTCGATAGACTCGGCGTTAGAGGCTCCGTAGCCATATTGAGATACCGTTATCGTAGGAGTTTTAAGATCGCCAATGCCGTTGTACGGGCCAAGATTGGTGTCAATAACAAAGTTGGTAGAACCATCGGCGTTGGTGCCTGAACAGGATCTATATTGAACTACGATCGCGGCGCCCGACGCTGGTTTTCTCCCTGAGATACCATCGCCAAACAATATCTCGTACTTACCGTCCTCAGCCCCTTGTATGAAAAACACTTCAGAGTTGGCTGTCAACCCGTAAAGGTTATCAGCCTTAAGGAACAGAGTTGAAGTTTGTCCGTTGTTTTCAACGACTGTGACTGTGATAGAATCAATATCAATTGTTGTATTATTCAGTAGGAAACGTTGGTTTTCAATTGAATAATCGTAGATGAACGATTCGTTGAGGTTGATGCCCTCGCGCACTACAAAGTTATTGGCCTGGAAAACTCCATTGACCGGATAAAGAACTTCAGCTTGAGTTGATACGAACGAAAACGTGCCGTTGGCGTTCTTACCAGTGAATCTAGTGCCAGTAGGTATTGTAAACGTTTGTAGCGATACGTTGTTTGGAGAAAACGTCAGATTAATCTTCGCTGTAGAACTTCTATAGCTGTGTGGCGTGTAGTTTAGTTCCTTTGCCTTGGATACAACACTGTTTCTAAGCTGTGCTGAGTCAAGGAACATTTCTGACCCAATCATATTCAGATAGAATGCATTCATATAAGTGTTGTATGAAAGAACATCAAGCAACACGGACATATTTGATCCGTCGAAGTCATAATCGCTGAACTCTGGTTTGGCCTTGAGATACTGCTTTAGATTGGTTTTGATACCATCAAAGTCAAGCGATACAAGGTTGATATTATTATTTGCCATTAGCGGACTCTTTTAAGGATCATTGATAAGGACTGTACTGCGGTTGTATTTATTATTGAGAATACGATGTTAACAGTTACTAAGTCATCTTCAAAACTAGGCTGAACAACAACCTCAATCAGAGACACTCTTGGTTCGTGATTCTGTATAGTTGTTGTAATGTGGTGCTGTATAGCGTCAGCCGAAAGTATATCATTGGGCTCAAACAGAGCATTACGGATGTCACAACCAACGGTTGGCTGGAACATTCTCTCGCCGTAGTTGGTCAGCACTAAGTTACGCAATGCTTGTTTTATAGATTGATCGTTCTTTACCTTGACCACGTCTTTTGAAATAGGGTGTGGTATTAGGTTGGTCATTAAGTCCGCGAAAAGATTAGACGTCTTTTGCGTCTGAGTAAAGAAATCTGCTCTTGTTGTCATTAATTTATCCTACATAAACATTAGTGACCGAAGAACTAGCTATGTGCCCACACGATGCTGTATCTCCTGATTTAACTACACCTTTTCCATTGACTAAAAAATTAGAAGTGCTTGCTGTCATTGTTGCTGCATTATGGGGCGCTAATCCGTGCGATTTAACTTGGTCTCCATTTAATACCACTTTTTTTCCATTTATATAAAAATCAGAGGAAGAAGCAACCATTTCCCCTCCAGCTAAATCTCCATCGACACATATCGCGCTCATGGGTTAACCGAAACAGGCGCACCAACAATTAATGTCTCGCCGCTTGAAGTGGATGTCAGAGATTTACTTGTTATTGTAATTGTGTCAGCGTCAATGATGAAGTTCTTGCACTTGATTCGAATAGTACCGTCAGCCTGTATCTCTATGTTGTTCTTGATTATCTCAGACAAACTACCTTCAACTAGCTCGGTTTTGTTTCCGCCGATAGTTGTAGTAACTGCCCCCTTAATGTTTTCACTCAGGTCGCCATCTATGTTTGTTGTTCTAGAACCACCAACAGAATCGCCGTCGTCGCCTTCGATATGTTTAAACTGGCTCTTACCAACACCAACAATATGATCGCCACCGAGGTTATAATAACGATTGCCGGCGGTTGTTTCTGATATAGAGCCATCGACGTTAACGTTCAATGTCCCTGCTATTTTAACATCCTTATGACCATCAACAGTCTCAGAAAAACCATCACACATATAGTAGTATGTTTTACCAACGACGTTGACAGTCAATCTACCATCGCTGCTTATCTCAGCAAACGTCCCTTTTGTATGCGCAATACGCAAGCTTTCGGAGCCAGGAGTATCGTTGATGTGGAACTCGTGACCTGATCTAGACACCGTCGCGTAGTTATACGGATAGGTTGCCTGAAACTCTGCGTTTGGGTATCTTTGGTTTAAATTATCTGACATTATACGTTCGCCAATCTTTGAGCTTCAGCATTAATTAATCGCGCATCGAGAGCAGCTTGTGCAGCTAATCTTTGTCTTGCCAATGCATTTTGTGCTTCAGCGTGCTTTTCTAAAGCTTCGTTTGTTTCAGCTCTAGTAACGGAATCTTCAGTTTTGTTCTTAGCTGTAGTCATTTGACGACTCAAGGAAGGCAACATTAGCGCAAGACCGGAAATCGCAAATCCTGGCTTAATACCAAGAGCCTTAGTCAGAGAAAATACCTGAGCAAACCCAGTGGTTGAAGATATACCATCCATTAGATTTTTAAGATTGAAAGTTCCATTGAGCATAGACTGAGCGACGCCAGCGCCAAAATGTTCTTGAGCGGCGAACTCAGTATGCTGCTGCGCGCTTGTGTAGTTTGGCTCAGAACCTCTGAGCGTGTACACGGAAGGATTTTGACCTGTTGGGTCTCTCCATTCTATGTAGCCAGGGAATGGATCGTTTGTATTACTGAAATATTGCTGAACAAATCCGGTTGGTGCTGTTGTTCCAATCTGCTCGCTTGGGGGTCTAGGCGAATTTTCAGTAATTTGATTTGCTGCAGGAGGAGAAGGAACACTATTCACTAGCGCATTAAGAGCACTATTAGTCGCGTCAGATACAGCGCCAGTAACAGCCCCTGTTGCTGTATTAATAACTTTGTCGATACCGCCAACTATTGCGCCCACGGAGTTATTCAACCCGTTGATCACAGAAGCAGCTACAAAATCTGCGGAGTCAAATAGTTTCTGATTGATAAGGTTGACGCCGCAAACCTGTAGATTCAGCGCGCGCATCAGATTTCTTATTGAGTTGACTGCCGCAACAGCTTTATTCAACATACCGAGCACTTTGTAGATACCTAGACGCGAGGCAATCCTCAATATTGCGTTTCTTATAGCTTGAGTCACCGTCGAAAGTAATCCACGCGCCAAACCACCAAGCAAACCAAGTAAGCTTCGTATAGAAAATAAACCGCTGTTCAAACAAGGTAACGAAGATAATCTACCTAGAGGATCAACTGCTCTAGCAATATCAAGAACATCTGATCTATCGTTTTTATTTGCCGATGCCGTCGTTGGCAAAGTTGTATTTTTTTGTTTTGTTTTTACTTCTTCTGTTACTGTGACACCAGAGTTCGTAGTGTTATTTGCAACAGAGGCAGCACCGCTTTCAACCTGATTGATTGGTGGCGGAGGTGTTTGACCTGATTGAGATCTAGTGTTTCTATCTATACCAACGATAGCAGCAGGCGCACTAGAACTCGTTCTATCAATAGTTGGCGCGCCAGCAGTAGTTGAACCAGAAACAACAGTACCAACACGAGGTAGAGTACCCATAACAACTGGTATCTGCCTGCCACCGTCAACAGCCCAGTTGATCATTACAACTGTACCGCGCGATAAACCAATACCAGCAAGAGAACCCATACCACCTATGCTTGGGTTGTT